GTTTGTTATATAACATTTCTTAAAGAAACATGTTATTTAAAAATAAAAGATTTAAACATAAAACTTTATTTTTATTCATGGAAACATTATTTATACAAAAAATAATCAATAAAGAATTGTTTAATAAAACACCATCGATTATTTTGGACGGTTTATTTTGTTCTAAAGAACTATTATATACAACAAACGACGATAATAAAGACGAATATGAATTTATAATCAATATTGATAATACCAATTTAACGGACGAGGAAGAAAAAGAAAAGAATATTTTTATTTCAATTCTCAATGAAGAACAAAACAGAATTACAAATAACATGAAATTTTTAATTGAAAATCTGGATTTAACTAAAATTTCAATTCAAGATTATAAAGTAATTGATTATAGTGATATGCCAAATTATTTAAAGAAAAAAATGAAAACTCATAATTATGATGCGAAAAAATTTATTATTAAAAATAATATTGATAAAAATAAACTCATTTGTATGATTGCGCAATTAACAAATAATGATGAAATTAAAACAGTCCAAACAAATGAACTTAAATTAATTGGTTATTTTATTGTCAGTAAAATTATTGATGTATTCAATTTATATCTTAAAAGTATTTTATATACTCTAGAATTACTTAAAGAACATCCATATTTATTTCGTTATAAAAATGAATATTTAATATCAATTAATCCAGCGTTTTTTACTATTACTAACAATGAAATTTCTATATTACATTTTAATACTATCAATAATGCATTTACAAAGGCTCCGCAGAAAAATAATAATATTCATTCTTCCACCATTCATATTTCTAAAAATACAATTAAATTTACTTAAATAATATTTATGAATAATTAATAAATATTATGCATTTATTTAATACTTTAACTAGTATGGTCGCAGCGTTATCTTTAAGCGCTGATATTTATACTGATATTCCAAAATTTAATATTTTACGAGAACCAATTCTTTCAAATAAATTTGTTGTTAATCATAATTATTTCAACACGAATTATAGAAATTTGGTTGAATATCATAATATAATTTGTTGGAAATCAAATTGTATTTTTCATAATCACATTGAAAAAAACAATGAATATAATATAATTTATTTAATGGATTTCAATATCAATAAAAATAATTATAATGATCATCATATTAAAATTAATTATTTGTACATTAATAATGATTTTTATGAAAAAAAAAGTAATAATGCAAATATTAAATTATTGAATGATAATGAAACAGAAACAGTTTTGAAATCTTTAATTAAATTCGTTGAAAATTGGGCAATAAAAGAAAAAATAAATAAAATAATTATCGATGTTCATAGTAATCTAGAAAGATATAACTGTGAATTTAAAAAACTAGGTTTTATACTTACAAATAAAGTTTCATTATCATGTCCCTTTTGGATCGAAGCAGCAAAATATATTGATTTTATCTAACATATATTTCATATCCAATTGTATTTGCAAAATAATTTTTTCTCTTTTCAGTAGTAATACCAATCCTTTCTTCGTCGCCATGTGATAAATTTGGTGCACTATTTGCATCACCTTTCATACCATAAACGATTGATCTACCTCCTGAATAATCAGTATTTTCATCTTCATACGATAGTCCTACACCATTCACAGATGTAATTTTATCAGCGGTACCAAATGAAAATCCAAATCTTGCACCGACTTTTCCAATTTTATGATTGAACCCATAAAATGCTTTACCATTTTTATCAGGCATTGTTGAAAACCAAACAGGCGATGATGTTTGTGTACCTTTAAATTTAGCAAATTCCATGACAGCATTAGTGGATGCTTTTAAGTTTTTTATATCACTTGTTTCTAAATATTGAAATAATTCTAATAATGTTGGTTGAATTGTATTAGCTGCATTATTATAATTAATGGGGTCAATTTTTGCAGTCCAAACCCATCCTATTTTATTTGGCTTTTCTCCATCACAGAAGACGGATAATTGAGGTAGTTTTTCTAAATCTGCAATATAAAAAACTATCATAATTTCTCTTGTTCTAAAGTAATTATATGTATCTAATTTACAATCAAAATTATTAATATCGCTCGCACTTGGTACATATACATTGTCCATATACAAATTATTTCCGACACTGCTTATTTCAAATTTATTTTTATAATTATTATTAATTTCTTCTGCATCAAATTGCTGCAGAGGTGTAATAGTTCTATCGCGAGTACCCAATAAAGTTGGTAATAATTGTTTTATTTCTGCAGAGGAAGCATTTAATGTTGAATTACAAGTCCAATGTTTAGACGCATAATTAAATGTTTTACTATCCATAAAACTGCGCATTGCTAACATCCAACCGCCACCAAAGAAATCCTCATTAGATATGCAAAAAATATATTTGGGTCCAACCACTGGGATTTTAATCCAATAATAGCCATTACTTAAATTTTTGCTTGCAATACCATCGACATTGGTATAACTATTGATAAATAATAAATCTTTTGCAGACATTAATGCCAAATTAGGAGCTGAACCATCGCGAACTGTTGTTATTGTAGCGGGGTCTATTTTTCTTATTGGAACTAAATTATCTATACTTTCGGTGTTCATAACAATGCGACCTTCAAATCCTTCATATGTGCCATTATTTATATACATATATATATAAATTAATATTCCTAGGAATAATAATAGTAAAAAATTAAATAAAATCGTCTTAATTTTCATTTTACTAATTAAGATGAAAATAATTTATTTAAAAATAAAATATATAAGTATTCATTATGAAAAACATTATTATTAAACGGGATGGCACTAATGAAGAATATGACATCAATAAGATTGCAAATGCATTAAAAAAAGCTTTTAATAATACAAACACAGAATGTGTGAATTTCGAAGAAATTATGACTTATATTTCTGATGAAATAACTGTAAATAATATAAATAAAATTGAAGACATTCAAGATTTAGTTGAACGTACTTTAATGTTATATAAGTATTTTGATACAGCGAAACATTATATTAATTATAGAGCGGAACACAATAAAAACAGAAATAATGCTTCATATTTATCAAAGATCCCTGATAATATTAAAACTCCATGGGGTATGTTAGGTTATATTACTTATAAAAGAACATATGCGCGACGTTTATATGAAAATGATGAAAACAATGAAACCACCGAAGAATATAGAGATACTATTCTTCGAATTTTAAATGGTTGTCAGACACAATTGAAAACTAATTTTACGAATGCAGAATTAAAGAAAGCCTATATTTATTTAATGGGTCTTAAATGTTCAGTTGCGGGTAGATTTTTATGGCAATTGGGCACAGAAACCGTTAATAAACTTGGTATAATGAGTCTCCAGAATTGTGCATTTGTTAAAATTGATGAACCTGTAAAACCTTTCTTGTGGATTTTTGATGTTTTAATGTTAGGAACTGGTGTTGGATTTAATATTCAACAGGAAAATATTAATAAACTGCCACCTGTTTTAAATGATAATATCGTTATTACGCGTCTTGATACGAAAGATGCTGATTTCATTGTTCCTGATAGCAGAGAAGGATGGGTATTTTTAATGGAAAAAGTATTGGAGGCATTTTTCTATAAAGGTAAATCTTTCAGTTATTCAACATTGCTTATTCGAAGTGCTGGAACAAAAATTAAAGGATTTGGCGGTGTTGCATCGGGTCCAGAAGATTTAGTAAAAGGTATTAATCTAATTCAAACTATTTTAAATAATCGCAAAGGAACTAAATTGACAAGTGTTGATTGTTTAGATATTGTTAATATCATTGCTTCGATTGTTGTTGCAGGCAATGTTCGAAGATGTCTTCCTGCCGGGTCTAAAGTACATACACGAAATGGATTGATTAATATTGAAGATATTATTATTGGCGATGAAGTTTTAACCACGAATGGTTATAGACGAGTTCGCAATGTATTTAAACAAGGTGTCCAAGATATCTATAAAATCACCACTGCAAATGGTGAATTCAAATGTACATATAATCATAAAATGGCAATATTACATACTGATATTAATAATAAACTCACTTATACATGGGCAACAACTGATAAATTAAAAAAGGGTGATCAATTGATTTTAACAAAAACATCCATTCACGGAAATGCAAATATTAAATTACCGTCTCCGCATTTCATTAACAGAAAAGATAGAATTATTATTCCAGATTTCACATATGATATTTCATTATTCTTTGGTTTCATTACAAATAATTGTACATATAATGAAAATGAAAATAGTATTAGTATTAATTGTATTTCGAATGAATTATTAAAGAAAATACATAAAACCGTCGAATTATTTGGCAACAGTATTCGTATTATTACAGATGTTGATATTATTAATAATAAATATATGCTCACAATCATTTCCAAAACATTTTATGATTATATTAAATTACATTTTAATGATATTCCGTATTTTATTAATGAAACTACTTATAATAATCGCATTGGTTTCATTGTAGGTATTTTAGAAAGTGATATAGCAACTATCACAAATGATTGTATTAAAATTGAAAATATTAAGACAGAAAAATATACAAAATCTCTAAGTATTTTATTATATTCGTGTGGTATTACTAATAAATGTTATACAACTTCAATTTTAATAGATGATATTTATAATATTACTGTTCTAAGAAATTATAAATTAATAAATAAAAATTATCCTGCAATTGATATCTCAAAAATGAAGAATTGCGGAAAAACCATTAATAATACAATTGTTGATTTAACTGCTGTTGAAAATGTCATGTTCGATAATTCAATATCATCTACTTATGATATTGAAGTGGATGATATGCATGAATTTTTCTGTAATGGCTATTTAACACATAATTCTGCATTAATTTGTCTTGGTGATTATGATGATATTGATTATCTAAACGCCAAACGATGGGATTTAGGAAATATTCCCAATTGGCGTTGTATGAGTAATAATTCCGTAGTTTGCAATGATATTACCAAACTACCAGTTGAGTTTTGGAATGGTTATAATGGGAATGGCGAACCATATGGATTAATCAATATCGAACTTTCAAGAAAAATTGGAAGAATTAAAGATGGTAATAAATATCCTGATCCGGATGTGGAAGGTTTTAATCCATGTGCAGAACAAAGTTTGGCAAATTATGAAACTTGTTGTTTATCAGAAATCTATTTAAGTAATGTAGATAGTTATGAACAATTGAAAGATATTGCTGTAATTGTTTATAAAATTTGCAAACATTCATTATTATTAAAATGTCATCAAGTTGAGACAGAAAAGATAGTTCATAAAAATATGCGAATGGGTATTGGTATTACTGGATATTTACAATCAACTGAGGAACAAAAAAGTTGGCTAAGTGATTTATATGAATTTATTAGACAATATGATATTGACTATTCCGCGAAATTAGGCATTCCGACTTCGATTAAACTAACTACAATTAAACCATCGGGTACTTTATCACTATTAGCGGGAGTTACTTCGGGTGCTCATCCTGCAATTTATCAATATTTCATTCGTAGAATTCGCATATCATCCTCAAATACTGCACTTTTAGATATTGCTAAGAGCCATAATTATTATATTGAATATCAGAAAAATTTTGATGGTACTGATGATAAAAATACGATGATTATTGAATTCCCGTGCTGTTATCCTCAAGGAACTATTTTAGCGAAAGATATGACTGCAGTGGATCAATTAAATACAATTAAGGAACTACAGACAAATTGGAGTGATAATTCTGTTTCCGTAACTGTTTACTATAGAGCAAATGAACTTCCTTTAATTCAAGAATGGCTAAAAAATAATTACAATGACAATGTTAAGAGTTGTAGTTTTCTATTACATAATGACCACGGATTTAAACAAGCGCCATTCGAAGAGATAACAAAAGAACAATATGATGAATTAATTAGAAAAGTAATTCCTATTACAAGTGGCAAAATAGCAACAGTGAAAGATAATGAATTGGCGAGCGATTGTGCTGGCGGTGCATGTCCGATTAGATAATAACAATCCATTTATATTTCTTATTGAAATCTGGTTTTAATTCGCAAATAAAAGTTTTATTATAAATTTGTGCAATTACTTTTGTTTTTTCAGAAAATTCTAAAATAAAATTTTCTTTAAATTGTGAATTGAAATTATTTATAAGTAATATTGAGAAGTTCTCAATGTCATTTTCATTATTGTAATAATACTCACCACTATTCAATAATGTTTTACAATCAATATAATCTTGAATGAATTCAACAATATCAATGATACACATTTTTATTTTTATAATAAAATAGAAAAATCATTTTTTATTTTTATGAACAAACTATTTGGAAAGATTGTTTAGGAAAAATAATACTAAATTAAATGTTTGTCAAGATATTACTTTTTTTATAAATAATATCATTGCCTTTGCTTTCATATCTTGCTAAAGTAAATAAATAATCACTTAATCGATTGATGAATATTAGACAATTCTCATCAATATGTTTAAAATCTTTTATGGCTTCTACCATTTTTCTTTCACATCTGCGCGCGATTGCTCTT